TGTAGCAAAGAAACAAGTATAAGGTATAATACCTGATTCTTCTCCTACTGATGCAAGTATATGTCCTGTACCTTCTTTTTCAAGAACTGAAGCTGTAGGCTCAAATAATGCTACATAGTCGCCAGTACCACCTTTAAATGCTCACTACACGAAAAGACGATTTTTGATAATTATGTTATTACTGTGGATTTTAAAAAAGAATTTAAAGATATGAAGTGCAATTCTATTGGTGAGAATTTGAAACGATTAAGACAATTGAATTGTATGACTCAAGAAGATGTTGCTAGAGCTGTTGGTACAACTAAGTCTAATATTTCTAAGTATGAATGTGGAAGGCTTTATCCTATCAAAAAACTTTCTATTAGACTTGCTAAACTATTTGAACTAGATACTAAATATTTTTTTGATGATTATTTAGAAACTATGGATAATTTTAATGAAATTCTTTTTGATTTACTTAATAAAAGTGATGTTAGTAAAAATAAATTTTGTACTACTTTAGGAATCTCTAAAAGAACTTTATATAGGTATACTTGTCAAAATGAATTGCCTTCAAGAAATGTTTATATTAAATTTAAAAATGCAATTATAAAAAAATGAGTGGAGTTAAATTCCACCCATTTTTTATACTTATGCACATTTACTACATGGCTTTAACCCTTGTGATTTTGCTTCATCTAAACTCAAAGATATTGGATTTTTCATATTAGAACAATCTGAACTATAATGATATACTTTTCCTTTAGCTGTTTTATATACAGTTTTTGATTGATTATTTACAGCAACTACATTATTGGCTTGATTATTATTACTAGTATTAGTTGTTACTGTAGTATTTGTATTGATAACTACTGGATTAGTATTAAAAGTAATTGTTTGTCCATTAGATGTTGCTATTATAGTTCCTTGTGTATCTGTTCTAAATGTTTTTACACCTTTACTATTTAATCTAGTTAATGTATCTGCATTTGGATGTCCATAGTCATTTCCTACTCCTACACTAATTATTGCGTATTGAGGATTTACTTTATTTAAAAATGCTTGACTTGTAGAACTACTAGATCCATGATGACCAACTTTTAACACATTAGCAGAAATATCTAATTGCTTTGCTAATATTTCACCTTCGCTTAAACTTTCAGCATCTCCTGTAAATATAAATGAATTATTCCCATATTTTAATTTGCATACTATTGAATAATTATTTAAATCTTCATAAGTAGTACTATTTGGTGCTAAAAATGTCAATGTAGCATTTCCTATTTGCAATTGTTCTCCTGATGTTGGAGTTGTAATTTTTAAGTTTTTAGTTTGTAATGCTTTAATCATATTTTCAAATGTTTGTGTAGTTGTAGTTGCTTTTGGAGCATAGAACTTGTCTACTGTAAAATTATTAATTATAGTAGCCATTCCACCAATATGATCTGCATGTGGATGTGTTGCAATAATATAATCTAACTTGGTAATTCCTTGTTGCTTAAGGTAATTATAAGCCATATTATCATCATTACCTGCATCAATTAAAATATTTTTTCCATCTACTTGTATTAATGTAGAATCTGCTTGCCCTGCATTAATATAATGTACTTTTATTCCTGCTTGTTGTGTATCTGCAAATACTGGTATTGTCAATAAAGACATTGCAAATACTAAAAATGTACTAAATAATCTTTTAAAGTTTTTCATTTTCTTTTCCCCTTTCTTTTATATACTATAATTGTATAATATTAGAAAGTTTTGTCAATAATTTTAAATTACTAATCTCTTATACTCATTTTTTAAATTTTCTTGAGTCAACTGAGCATATCTTTGAGTTGTTTCAGGTGATTCATGTCCTAAAATTCTCTGAACACCAGGAAGTGACATTCCAGAATTTAATAAATATGTTGCTTGAGTTCTCCTAAACTTATGACAATGAACTCTTTCCTCAACACCACTTCTTTTTTGTATTCTTTTTAATATTAATTGCAATGCTCTTGGCTTAATTGGTTGATAAGGAGCATGATCTGAAAGGAATAAATAATTAGATTCTCCTTTTCTTATTCTTAAATATTCTTCCATATGTAACTTTGCTTTAGTAGAAAAATATACTATTCTTTGCTTATTACCTTTGCCAATAACCCTTATACTTTTATCACTCCAATCAATATTATCTAACGTAATATTGTCAATTTCACTTATTCTACATGCAGTAGATTCAAGTAACTCAAAAAGAGCTTTTTCTTTTTGAGTTTGACAAGCTTCTCTCAATTTTTCTAAATTATCTGGCTTATATCCTTGTAATATCACTTTAGGTACTTTTGTGAATGAAAGTTTAGCTGCTGGATTTTTTATAATATATTCTTCGTTTTGTAACCATCCAAAAAAACATTTTAAATATGTAATATATCCATTTACAGTTGATGCTTGTTTGCCTTTTCCATAAACAGATAAAAACATCCGTAAATCCATAGTAGATATAGTTGAGCACGGTTTATTAAAAAACATATTTAATTTATTTAAAAATAAAGAATAATTCTTTAATGTTTTCTTACTAAGTCCTTCTAAACTTTTACAAGCAATATATAATTTTGACCTTTCTAAAATATCACTTGTAGTTAATTTTGTACATTTTGTAGTAATTTCATAATCATATAAAACTTCATCTATAATTTTTTTAATATCTAATTGTTTCCTAATATCTATTTCCAAACTCGGAAACTCAAGTGTAAGCTTTCCTAATAATTTAATAGATAATTCTTCATTTAGCACTTTTTAATTCACTCCTTCCCCTTAAAGGAGCAGTAACTTATATCTTTTGTTGCTGCCTTTTCTTTAAAATAAAAAATAGCAGTACATAAAGATTTTTACTCTTTACATACTGCTATTTTATACTAATATTAAATATTTAATTATATATTAATCTTCTTTAATTTTATAGAACCAACTGCCAAGAATCTTCTTTAATTCTTCAGCTTTAGACTTAGATAAATATTCTGTTTCTATCCATATGCCTTTAGCATTTCCTCTTACATAACATTTTACATCAAAATAACTAAGTACATGTTTTATATCTACCCCATCATATCCATCATAAGCATTTGGCAAATAGTTCGTAACTATATAATACTTTTTGTTATCTGTACTTACTGTTTGTCCTGTAAGTCCTGATACAATTGCATTTGCTATATTTTCTACTCCAATAGAATTATATAAATCTACATCTGATTGAGTATCTACAAAACATATTTCTATAAGCATAGCTGTTGCCTTTGGTCTTTTAACCATTGCTAAATTAGAACCATCTTTAATTCCTCTATTATTAAATCCTAAAGATACTAAATTATTTAATACATTTTTAGCTTGTGGCACTGGTTTAGCATTATAAGTAAATACTTCTGTTCCTTTACCACCTCCAGCGTTTGCATGTATGCTGACACATAAATCCACATTATAATAATCTGCTTTATTATATCTTTGTTCTAAAGAGCTATTTACAGTTATAGCTGCTGTTGGTCTTAATTCCACTACACTATGCCCTAATGCTCTTAATTTAGATATAACTAAACTACCAACATTATTAATTATTGTTTCTTCTGCAATAATTCCAACTGCACCTCTATCTGGTCCTACTCCATGCCCTAAATCTATTCCAAACTTCATAAAAACATCTTCTTTCAAACTAATTAATTTCTGAATATAAATAAGGTGTTCATCACGAACACCTTAAAATTACTCATCTTTCTTTAATTGTTTAGCTGTCTGATTTATACCAACAGCAACACCCCAACATAAAATGCCTTGTAATACTCCATTAACAATAACATCTAGTGCTACTTTGTATTGTGCATTTATTATGCTTAATAATACTGCAAATGTTATACCAAAAATCATTAATATAATTGTAATATAGTTATCTTTAACACTGTTTATATTCTTTAAAAAGATACCTATAACATAAATAGCAACAATTAAAATCATCATGTGACTTGGCACATATTCCATTAAATCAAAATTCATTTTTACATTCCTTCTTTCTCTATATAATTATCAATTCTTTTGTGAGCACTTTTTGTACTTTCTTCTACTTTTGCAACTCTTTCAATAACTTCATTAATTTTTCTATCTTGAGACTTCATATCTAGTCTTATATCGTCTACACCCTTGCTGATATAATCTAATTTTGCTTTCATCTCTGCATCTTCCTTAGTTTCTGCTCGTATAGCATTGTCCTTATTCCTTTGAAATGTTAAATAACTTATAGCAACACCTAGTATAGTGCAAATTAATGCAATGCTAATTGTTTCCATAAAACACCTTCCTTTCTTTGTTTTATATAAAAATAAGCATAATAAAAAGGTCTTATTTGACCTCTAAATTATGCTTTAAATCTTATTTAGTTTTCTACATCTTTGTAACCTATTGTGAATTAGAATTCAATATTTTCTTCTACCGTTGTTTTATCTCCCCAGTAATTTAATACTGTGCTTGAAATATCTTCTTGTAATTCATTTTGTATTTTTTGCCTGTCAACGTTACTGTTACTATACGAAGTTCTTTGAGGTTCTCCAATCTCGTAAATAACATTATCTACAGTTATCGTGTTTTGTTTTCTAATGCTCACGCCATCTTTTGTAAGCATATCAATAAAATATTTAGTTTCCATTTTTATCACTCCTCCGTTATGCTATTTCATAGCATCCATTAATTTGAATTGATGTAGTATCTTTAACATTATTGATAGAGATGTTCGATATTCCACTTTCAACCATTTCTTGCATTAATAACGCACTTGCACCCGCACTTGCAGAACCTTGTAGATTAACACCACTATATATTAAATTACTAGCCATTGCTATCATACCATTGGCATTGAACCCACCTCTTGAAGTGCCAATAAATGGTAAACCACCAATCATTAAACTTGTTCCACTTAATGTTCCCTTTGCTGTTAAAGATACATTACATTTTATATAACATAGTTTATCTATTAATAAATACGTACCCGATTGTTTAGAATATACTTGTCCACTTCCCCCACTATTTCCTTGAATAGTGGGTGTCCATGTCCCACTCTCAATTTTCAAACCATGTACTCCACTTACATCTGTCACTAATGTACTTTTATGCAATGTTATATTCTGCGTATTTTCGTTCAAGTGCGTAGTATTATCTGCTACGCTTTCGGTTAAATTATCTACTCCATCTTTTAATTCATTTATTGCCCCAGTAGGTGTTTTATCAGTTGTTAATAATGCAGTTGTACCTATGATAAATTCTTTTATCTTTTGCAATGTAGTTTTTCTAGTTTTAGAATTTTGAGCTATATAAACTAATTCATCTCCATCTAACTCATTTTCTGCTTGTAAAAATTCTGGTAATTTTGGCATTGTATCTCCTCCTTACATAATTACATTTTCATTATTATCATCTGTTACATTATTTCCATCATCATCTGTTACAATTGCATCTCTGTAAATATAATCATCTACTATATTAGTAAGTTCTATTATTCTTGATTCATATGCATCCCACTTATCTTTTTGCATTTTAGTAACATGAATATCTAAATTATTTATATGATCTGTATAAGCCGAATTGGTTTTCTTTAATTCTTCTATAGTTTCTTTGCCAGTAGAAATACTAGAATCTAAATTACTTTTACTTGTATCAGCAGAATTAATTGTATAATTTAATGTTGAATTAGCATTATTGGCTGTATTTGTGCTACTATCTAAAGCAATTTTAGCTACATTTGCATTATTTATAGATTCACTTATCTTTGCTAAATTCTCATTTAGATTCTCCAAGGGTGTTATGATGCATTCTGGTACAGTTCCATCACTATTACCAAGAACACTTTTATCAACCTCAATCTCGATATTAAATGTTGTTTTTTGCATTCCATTTTTAGTAAAAAATAATTCTATTAATAGCTTTCCTGAAAGTTGTGTTAAAGTTGACTTACATTGAATATGCACTCTACTATCAACAATTATAATTGTTGAATCATCAATCTCATATGCTTTTCCGCCATTTTTATTAGCTTTAAGCATACAAGACCATCCAGTTAAATCAGCTAATACACTGCCATCCCATATTTGAAAATCCAGTATTAATGTATCTGCTTGCTTACAAGCTTTAGGCGGAATAAAAATTCTATCTTTAATATTTACTTTTATTAAACCTAGTTCACAAATTGCCATTTGTTCACCCACTTTCAACAAAAAGAAGTTACACTATTGTGCAACCTCTTCTAATCTTGCATTAATTTTTTCCTCTAACTTACTAACAAATGTTTTTTCCTCTTCATCTACAATTGCTATTGTTTCTTTTATATTACTCTTAACTATGCTTCCTTTTTCATCAATTTCAGAATAAGTGTAAACTAATGTTTTTCCTATATTACTATTTACTACTGCAAATCCTTGTAATACTTTTTTAATCATAATCCAATTACCTCCAATAAATCATTTTTTTCATTTTTAGCTATTAAATCGGTAGTTATTATATTATTGCTATTAATTACATTAATATTAGATATATTACTTGTATTTACTTTGTATTGTGCTTCATCTACAAGCCCCTTTTCTTCTAATCTTACATTTTCATATCCTATTCTTTTAGCTTTTATTTCCCAGCTAAATTCTGTATTTTCACTTCCATATACAATAAAATATTCTTGATGTTTTTCTATTCTTTTAATAGATCCATTATAGACTTGGGTAAAAATGTGATAATCAATATTTGTATTAACACATTCTTTAAATATTTCATCCATCATCACAATACATAATCCATTTTTTATAATTCCATAACCTAAATCTCCAAAATAATATTCAGCAGTTTCATAAGCATTTATTCGTCTAATTCCATAGTTTTTAGTGCCTACAATACAATTCTTATTATTCCATACATCTAAGCTATCAAATTCAGCACTATCTCCAACTACATCATTCACATACATTGTATTTATTTCACTTATTGCTTGCGTAAAATTATCTACATTTCCACCATTCATAAAAAATATATCTTTTACACAAGCAGTACCATTATTAAAATAGAATACTGTTTCTCCATCACTTTTTATTGTCAAAGCTCCGTCCTCTATAGTTTGTCCATTAGAATCAAAAGTGACTAACATATCCGTTTCATCATGTACTGCTATTGTAACATGTCTAGAATTTTGTTCTATAAGAGTTCCAAAATCTCCTTCATCAACTTTTAATTCTATTTCTCCTTCAAGTACCTCAATGGATGCCTTTGTTTCTCTTTCTACATTTTCCACACTTAATTCTATACTATCTGCTCTTGCTTCAAATGTAACTTTTAAATTATTTGTAGCTCTTGTAGCTTCTTCTTTTGCTTCATCTATATCTTCGCTTAGTTCCTCTTTAGTATTATCAATTTTTTTATCTGTTTCCCGTATCTTTTTATTTGTATTATTTAATGTTTTACTTAAATTATCTTTCTTAAAATTCACTTCTAATTTTAAATATCTTTCTTTAATAGAATCATACTTAGTTTTTACAACTTTAACTGTAGTATTTATATTGTAAACTTCATGCCTTATAATAAGATAATCAAATATTCCTATGTTTTCATTAGCAATACTCCTACATTCTTCTGTTTTACTTAATGCTATTAACTCGACACTATATGTTAGCTTTGGAACATCACATTTATTATTGATAAAATAATTTTTAGCAAGAATTCTCAATTTATCTTTTGTTATTTCTTCGTCACTTTCAAATTCAGATGAAAAATCAATTGCCTCTATTCTTGGATTAGGATCTCTATTAAGATATTGGCTATTAACATATTTTTCATCTAAAATATAAGTAACATCATCTTTAACTGCATATGGATAAATTTTAGTTATACATCCTGTCCAATCTTCTTCACATTTAATGCCAGATAAGTTCTTTTTATATGATATTAAGATATTATTATTTACTCCGCCTTCCTTCATAACAGATATATTAAAATTATTTCTTACTATATCTGAGCCATTCCCATAAGTATCAACTATGCTTCCACTTTCACCTTTTATGCTTTTCCAAAAATTCTTTTTATCTGCAATAAAATTTGTACTCATATTAATATCACTATAAAAATTAAACCCAGTTGGAAATGCAGCATTATTATTTAAAGCGTTTAATGCTCCTTGGCAATTTCCCGTATAGTTTAGACTTTCAACAAAATTATCTTTTAATTTATAACTTATATGTTCTGCTTTAACTATTATTTTCCCATTTAAAGGCTTTGAAATATAATAAATTCTAAATAATTGTGGTTCAAACCTATCATTGGCTTTTGCCTTAACTAAACAATTTCCCCTTATTTCATTATATAAACGTGAATTTACTGGATAACCAAGCTCTAATTCATAACTTTCATTTCCTTCTTCCTCAACCTCACAATATATTACATCACTTAATAATCCTAACCCATTATGATTAAAATTAACTTCATCAGCTTTAAATAAAATAGGAATCATAGGCAACACCACCTTGGTATTATTTCAATTTTACTCACATTACCACTCCAGCTTATATTGTTTTCTCCTGCATCTAAATATGGAAAATTATAAGAATACATTAAATTATTATAATTGCTTATAATCCCATCTACCTTTTTATAGCAATTCATCTCTTTAGAATCTATCTCAATAAATTCATTTATACCTTTAAATACTGTAGTTCTATTATTTATAGTAATATTTATATCTCCATTACCATAAATTTTTATATATGGCTTTGAATTATATGTTGATTTTCCATTATAAATTGATATCGCTTTTGCTATTTCTATTACTTCTTTCCCTTCAATTAAATATAAAAAAGGTTCTATTATAAATGTAGCTGAAAACTTCCAAATCTTGCTTCCTTCTGGCTTAAAATCTGTTATATCTATCTTTTTAACATTATAAAATACACTACTGTCCTCGCTGTAATATAATTCTTTATTTGAACTTGAGTTTAACCAAGCAATTATTCTGCTTTTTTTATTTAAAATTTCTTTTCTGCTACAAATCAATATAAAGTCAATTTTTATTTCTAAATCAGGATATTTATCAAAAATATTTAGACTCCCATCTCTTCCTGCTAAATCTGTTACTTCATATTTAGCATTAAGGCTTGGAAAGGTAGGTATATTTTCTAAATATAGCCCATACATCTTATTGCTATCCTTATTATTGTAAATAATACTTAACATACTTACCTCCCTCTGTTTGCATCAAACGCTAATTCTTCACTTAATGGATCTTTAATTGCTTTAATCAGTGATATACCATCAATACTTATATTTACAGCTTGTATTAATTCATCTAATTTTTCTAGTATTCTTACTAAATATGGTATTGAGTCACTGTTATTATTATTTTCTAACATTGAATTGATATTGGAATACATCTCATCAAGTGGAACAACAGCTTCTGCATTGCTACCCTGGCCCATATATTTATCTCCAACACCTATTCCACCTAAAATTGTAGGTTGTTTAAAAATACCACCCTTATAATACCAATCAACACTAAATTTAGGCATACCTCCATCTATCCAATCCATAGGATTTAGAGATCCACTTAATTTAAAATGAGGTAACTTAAACTTTGATTTTATTGTACTCCACACCTGCCCTATTGAGCTTGCTGCATCCTTAAATGGTTGTGCTATTTTACTTCCTATACCACTTAATAAACCTAAAAAGGCTTCAATTGGAGTCCATAATATAGTTTTTATTCCTGCCCATAACCCTGATAATACTTGAACTATACCATTCCATGCTTGTGACCAGTTACCACTAAATACTCCACTAATAAATTCAATAATTCCATCTAAGATAGGTTTTAAAGAATTATTCCACAGGTTACCTACAAATTCAAAAGCAGTTTTTACTGCTGTTGAAATGATATTAAACGAACTCTCCCATCTAGGTAATAATACATTTTGTATATAATCTCCTATCGCCATAAATATAGGCTTTAATATGCTTTCCCATAAGTTATTTAGTGTATCACACAACCCACTAAATATTTGTGCTATTATTGGAAAAACTTCATTAAATACATCTGCTAATTGTTTTACTATGCTAATAAAATAATTAAATAGCGGAGCTCCTATTGTATCCCATGCTACCTTTATAGCATCAAAACAAGTCGAAAATAATAGACCTAATCCTTCTAAGATAGGCCCTGAATTATCAGATATAGTTTGAAATACACTACTAAATGCATCAAAAATAGGTTTTCCATATTGTTCCCATGCTTGACTTAATATATTTATAAAGTCTTGCCATGTAAATCCTATATTTCCTGTTGATTCTAAAAAAACATTTATCAATGAATCTAATATTCCTGTTACAGTATTAAAAAATACTGTAAAACCTTCTTGAATATAAGGAAATACATACATTACTCCATCTCCAAAACTTTGTAATGCTGGAACGCCCTTTTCAGCAAACCAATTAGCAAAATTATTTAAAGTTGGTAAAATTGTTTGCCCTATCGGAATAAATACATTTGTTTCAACTTGCCTTTTTATTCCTTCCAAAGCTTCACCAAAAGAATTATATTTTATCTCATTTAATCGTTCAGCAGAATTAATAGTCCTGTTAAATTCATCACCAAAATTCATCAATGAGAGTGTTGCATCCATTCCCATATCTTCTGCCATAGTTCCAAACATTTCAATTAAAGTGTTCTGACGTTCAAGTGGATCTTCTATTGAACTTACTGCTTTATAAATATCATAAAAAGCAGCACTTGAATCTTCTCCTCCAGATGCTATCTTTCTTGCTACATCTTCTGCATTAAATCCAAGTTTAGTTAATGCTTCATCTGCATCTCCTGCTGTAATTTTTATTGTCATTTCCTTAAATGCATCTCCAACTTTGTCTAATGCAAAAGCTCCTCCATCCGCTCCAGCTTTCAACACATTAAACATATCTTCTGCATCAAAACCTGCTTGGCCAAACTTAACACTATACTCTGATATTGAGTCAATTAATTCATCTGAATAATTTAAACCTTGTTGTTGTCCTTGAACCATAAGATTAAACGCTTCTTCTGAACTTAATCCAAAGTTATCCATTAAAGCCTTTGCAGCTCTAGTTGACTCATTTACTTCAATATCAAATGTATCCCTAAACCCTATTGCATATTCTGTTGTCTTTTGCAGTTCTTCTCCACTTAGCTTTAAATTTTGTTTTACAAGTTCAACTGATTTTGCAACATCATCAAAATTCTCACCAAAGTTATTTCCATAAACTCCTTTTACAACATCTTCAAGTTCCTTCATTTCTTTATTAGTTGCACCCGTTGATGCTTGAAGTTGATTCATTGACCTTTGAAATTCATCCGCTGATTTAACAGCAACTGTTCCTAATGCTATTGCAGCAGTTCCAGCAGCCATTGCAATACCTGCTCCCCATTTTGCAGCTGTACCAATTCCACTTAAAAGCTTATTTCCTAATCCTTCTGCTTTATCTCCAGTATTAGAAATAGACTTTTCAGCTTCATCACTATCAACTAGGATGCTTCCCATCAACTTAAATATTTCTAATGCCACGAATTTACCTCCTTTCTATAGAGTTAATTCGATGATATTTTTCACTTTATTTTCTATTTGTTCCTTAGTTAATTTCTCAGATACTGTATTTTTCTTAATAGCTCTTTCTTTATAATCTGAAAAACTTATAAATGTTTCTTTTGTCATATTTCTATAATCAACTAACCATTGCTCATACAACTTTTCTTCATGTTGTTTCTCATATGCTTTTCTAATAAATACTAATCCATCAATAAAATTAAGGTTTAATATATATTCAATATTGCTATATCTAGATAATAAAAGCTCCTCAATATCAACTATTTCATCAATTGAGCAGCTTTTGATAAAAAATCTTTCCACTTCTTTATATCAGCAACTTTTGTTATTCTTTCAAGTAATTCTAATGGATCCATTTTAGCAATATCATTTACTTCACATTCAAATGGACCTGCTAGAAATTCATATATCTTTTCTTCTACATTCTTTTCAACTGCTCTATCAAAGATAGAAAATATTAAATCAATTCCAATTTCTTCAATATTTATTTTTTCTTTATTTTCATCATTCACATTAACTTTTAATGCAACATTCTTAATTTCTTCTCTTATTCCTATTTCTTTTACTAATCTCACAGCATTAAATAAATCTCTTGTTTGTAAACTTCTCATTTAAAATCCCTCCAAAATATAAAAGGTGTTCATCACGAACACCTTAAAATTATTCACTTTGAATTACATATGTTTCTGTCATTGTTGAACTGTCTGCTATTCCACTTTTAAAGGCTTTTGCTTTCAAAATAGTATTTGATGAAATACTTATAGCAGTTGTATATTTTGTATCACTTTTACTTGGTTCAAATCCATTAGTTGTATAGTAAATCTCTGCATCGCTTGTAGAACAACTTAACTCAACTTGCTTAGCTGCTCCATAAGTACCACCTTTAACAGTTGCAACTGGAGTCGCTGCTTTATTTTTCTTTGGATAATAAATTTTATATGGTGGAGTGTCTAAATCATCCTCAGTATAATGTCCATAGACAGTCACTGCTAGTACTGCTTCTTTCTTGTCTTCGGTTTTAAGAGTTAATCCGTCGGTACTTAATGCATTAAAAATTTGAATAATTACAGGCTCATTGCTTCCTGTTATTGTTCCAATATACGTTATATTATCAATATAATGATTATCACTAATTTCATTATTACCTTGTACAATATTATATGTTCCATCTGATTCAGTATCTATTGATGCAACTCCTAATGACATGGCTAAACTTTCTTCTGTTGTTTCAAGTAAATTCATAGCCATAGATACATCCCAACTATCGATAACTTCTAATCCTCTAGCTCTACCAGCAACACCATCGATTTGAATTTGCCTAATCTCTGGAATGGCTTTAAATTCTCCTCCACCTTGTGTTGCACCAATTAATTTACCTGCTGCTTTTGCACTTTCATAGGTATCTTGGCCTAATATATAATTCTTAAAATAAGCTCCCGCACCTGTTAGTAAATGCTCTTTAGTTTCTTTATTAAAACCACTTTTAGCTTTTCCCACTAACTATCACTCCTTTTCAAAGTATCTTAATTCAAAAGTCATATTTATTCTTAAAATATCTTTATCTTCATCATCAATCCATTGCCTATCATCATTTTTCCATAATGAAAATGTATGATTCTCATTTGTTAATATTTCTTTATCAAGTTTTTCAATATTATCTGCAATGTCTTCAATTTGAGTAGTATCTAAGTTCTTATCCCAAATATTAATTTCTAATTCCTTAGATTCTCCAATATCTTTAATAGTATAAACAACATATGGATATGAAGCTTCATCACTTGCACGTCTGTAATTAATATTGCTACATTTACTTTTTAATAAATTACATATATCTTTTCTTAATTCTATTGTTTTACTTTCCATCTGCTCCACCTTCATACTCATTTTCATCTATCAAAGCTAATATTCTTGCCTCGTCTTCCAATGCACTTAAATATCTACTTTCTATCTCAATTATCTTAGGTATATTTTCTAAAACAGTCTTCTTAAGTAGCCCTAATCTTTTAGTTCTACTAGATCCAAGTTCTTGAAACCCTCCATAGAAAGCATTTGGTTTTAAGCCAACTTGTAAATCAGGAGTTTTCTGCTTACTTCTAACCCAATATTGAGTATACTTCCCTACTCGACCTTTTTTTCTTCTGAATAATCCATAGTATTGACTTCTAAATTTATTACAAATAAACTTTCCAACATCTCTTAATGCTGCTCTTGTTAATTCTCTTATTGAATAATTAACCCTATCAACATTAGAAATAAACTCAACATTTCCTTTTTTGATTTTTGTAACACTTTTAGGCATTCCCATTATTAACACCTCTTACTAATGTTAATTCTATTGTTCCATCATTTTTATCATAAGTTCTTAGTATCTTATATTGAACTTCATCTATCTCTGCAAGTTCTTCACCGTTATATTCAAAGTTTCTTAATATTAATGACATCTCTGGCTTAAATCCTGAAGCTTGTGCTTGATAAAATTCGCTTTGTCTAACTGAATTTAAACTAGCATAAGCCTTTCTTCTATCTGGAACTTGAATCAAATCTCCCTTTTCATCTGGTCCAGAATTATTTTTATTTATTAAATATATTGGAGTTAAAAATTGCATACATTTACCTCCTACATATCTGCATTGCAATCATATTAAAAGCAGGAGAAAACTTAGTTTCTCCTGCTTTATTATTTAAAAGATCATTAACACCTACTGCAATACATCCTAAAATATCATCAGATAATTCAGTATCATTTTGAATATTTGCACCAGCATTTTTTAAATATAACTTAACTGTATTTATTTTTTGAGCTATATTTTTATTAATTTCTTCATCATCAATTGTAATTCCTAATGATGTTTTAATATCTTCTAAAACTTTATCCATACTATGCACCTGTTGAAGTAGACTTAGTTAATAATACTACTCCTTGAGTATCGATTAACTTACCATCAGCAATAAGAGTTGCCTTAGTAATCCATTCATCAGTATTCTCATCAAAATATCTTTTTACTGTCATTTGCATATTTGAATTGATAGTATAATCTTTTAGATTTACAAGTATTCCAAATACATCTCCACTTGCAGCTGCTTCAAATGTTGGAAGTGAATCTTCTACAGTTATTACCTCTTTTCCTTTGAATACTGGTCTATCTTCGCCATTTAGTCCAATATTAACTCTTGCGATTGGTTGTCCATTAGAATCAACCATCCCTAATATATCACCTTCCCAAGTTTCATCATTTAAAATAAGCACAGTTCCTGGTCTCTTAGCTTTAGGTACTTTTGAAAAAATCTTTGACCACTTTTCCCATGATTTTAATTCTACTGCAGTAACAGAAACTTTTTGACTAGCTGTTATTTTAGTATCTTTTGTTATTCCTAATGGCTGCTTACTTCCAGTACCATTTATAACTGCTGTTTCTAGTGCAATTATCATTGCTTCATAGATATTATCTGTTACTGTTTGCTCAAATACAGATAATGAAACAGTATCAGCCTCTAAACTTACAGCAATTCTACATTGTAATTTATAATAATTAAATGATACATACCCATCAATTTCCTTTTTCTTTTTATCTGCAACTGTTCCTTCATTTTGCCATGTTGCTGTTGGCTTTATTGATGATGTAGGTACTTGAACACCACCTTTAATATTAGATTGAGTTATTCTAGAATAAATTTCGCCATAGGATTTTAACTTTTCAACAATCTTATTTACAATTGTATTTGGAATTGCTACTCCTAAATCACTTACCATTGTTGTGGCATCTGCTCTTTGTTCTGGCTTTTCGCCCTTTAACACATATGACATGAATGCCTGTCTTTGCTCTAAATCTGTATCATTCACTATATCACTTCTCATTCCATAAGCTGCCATAACATTTAATTTACCCTTTGGTGTTTTTACAGCTCCTCTAGTTTCAACTTCTCCTTCTATTTCTTTATCATTTTCTTCATCTTCTGGCATTGAATCATATAGAGATCTTAATTCATCAATATCATTATTTAAATTATCCATTTCAGAATTAATACTTCTAAGTTCTTGCACATCTTCACAAGTTTTAGCTCTTTCAACTAACTCCTTCTTCTTATCCATTTTTGAATTGATTAATTTTAATAATTTCTTTTTATTCATTTCATTCACCTTAACCTTTCATAATTATTTCATTTCTTATTTTTTCTATTTCAACAGCTTTAGAATTATCCAATTCCTTTGATCTCACATTATCCAATGTAATTTTAGCATTTTCCAATGCCACTTGATCTCTAGCTGAAATATCTGTATCTGAATAAGCAGGCATATTAACTGCACTTACTTCATTAACTTTTGCAATTTTTTGTATTCTTCTTAATGGTAAATCTGTATCTAGTCCTTCCCACTTTTGCTCTTTTATTCTAAAAGCAAAACTCATTCCATCTATGTCGTTTCTTTTGACTGCACTATATAGACTCTTTGATTCCTGATTATTTTCAACATCTAAATTTGCTTTTATTAATAATCCTTTTTCATCTATTGAAATCTGCATAGTAGAATTACCATTATTTCTTCTTGACCTTGCGAGTGGAATTTTATCTTGATTATGATTTACGAATAATAAAACATCATCAAAATCGCATCCATCAAACGCACCTGGTTCAATAACTTCTTCAAACATTCCAGCAATATTAGTTCGTTTATTAAACACTGCTGCATGTCCTTCAATTTTTCCTTCATCATCATTTGTGACTAAATCAGGAAATACAAAATTTCTTGTAACATACATTGAATCACTGTTCTGTTTCTTTTCCATTATTATTTGCTCCTTTCCCATTCTTTGCATTAAGCATTTGATAATCATCAATAATATCCCTATTGATAAAATTCAAAGAAACCCTTCTAATATTTCCACCTTCAAATGGAGGATATCCAAATAGGTCTAATAATTGATTATCTGTGAGTGCTCCTCTCGCTCCTAAAATATCTGCAACTGCTATTTTATTTTTAACATTTGTAAATAACAGTTTTTGAGGATAAAAAATAACCTCATCACCATAACTCATTTGAGATGCAGTAAATAAGGTTTTATTAAAAGCTTGACCTAACGAAATTATCATTGGTTCAAGCTTTTTTTCATAAAATGCCTGATACTGTTCATCAGTAAAGTCACCTGATAAAATAGCATACGAAACTCCATAATTGTTTAATATCTTTTTTTGTACAAAATCTAAAGTTGTATTATCAATTACTGTTGGTGTACTTGTTATTGGAATATAATCCCCTTTCAAGTCCATTGGCAATACAGCACTCGAATTTGAACTAAGCTTTTTTTCAAATTTTTCTCTTTCTGCAATTTGTTCATCTGTATCGAGCATAGTATTCATTTTTAAAACACCTTTTATTGACAAGCTTGCTTTTACCGCTTTATCTAAGCCTTGAAGAATAGTATCATTAACCTTTAATACTTTTAATAAAGGTCCATTATCAGGAAGCCCATTTTCATCTCCACCAAGAAATTCATTTAAACTAAAATCTTTTCTCCAATGGATTATATCTTCATATGGTAATGTAACATTATATCCACTTTGAAATGTTAATTTTATATACATAGTACCAGTAGGATCTTGTAAGAAAACAACTTCAACAGGATCTAATGGATAAAATCCTAAGTAATTTCTATATATACCCCTATCACCTTTTACTGTTTCATATACTGGATATATAAAACAATTACTTTTTCTATACCAAAGCCATACACACTTTTCCAAAAAATCGCTTGTCGTCATTAATTCATTAGGTGCATATTTAAATAAGCGTGTAATTGAATCATTAATTGTTTTCTGCATTCCATCATCATCCGTTCTTATATGCCTTGGTTCTAGCTTAGATATTTCTGTTGCTATACAACTAATACAATTTTTAACTATATCACTAGCATAAATATTATCACCAAATTGACTGAATACTGGAATATTTCCATTCATCATTCTTACATATGAATACCCCCTAACTTTTTCTGAAACTTTTTGCTTCAACATATTTATTATTCCCAACTTATCACCTCCTATTTACAATTTCCATATATTCATTTCTATATCTATCTAATGTTTCATAACAAATAAGCATTGTTACAGCTCCATCGATTTTCTTTTCTGAAGAACCTTTTACCTTTATTGGCATTCTTCTATTTCCTTCTGAATTCCATTTAGTCATTACATTTTGAAGGCAGAATATATCAATTGGATTTTGATTATAATTTAGTAAATTATCTTCTAAGTCTTTTTCTAAACTATTCATAGCATTTGATAAATCATATCCTTGCCCTATTCTTTCCAAGTCAAATCCATAATCTTTCATTTCATTGCAAAATGCCTTAGCTTGCCATTTATCATAACCAGTATATAAACATCTAATTCTATATTTTTTGAATAACATAACAAACCATGCAACAACATCAGATTGATTTACTTCATTATCATCACAAATAAATAAATGCTCTTCTTTGGCCCATTGTAAAAATTTTTGTCTGTCCTCTTTATCAAGTTCCTCTAACTTTGATTTAGGAATGAAATACATACTTATTGTATATTTCATTCTTGTACTTGGATTAACAATTAATGCTCGCCCATTTGTCAAATCTCCTGTTTCTGATAAATCTGCACCACCAATTGCTATACATCCTCTTAATTCTTCCATATCAAAGGATAAATCATTACTAATGATTTCATTAGTAAGCCATGCTTGGGCATTATTCTGTTTAAAATTAAAATCTTTTGCTAGTACAAAAGCTTTTGTTGATGTATTTCTCTTTGATTCCAATAACATTTTTCTTAAAAATGAATATTTCTTAAACTTTCCTATTGCTGGATTTGATTTCTGCCAACTCTTTTCATCTTCATATATTTCCTGTTCACTATCCTGAGTATATAAAACGATAAGCCATCTTTCATTTTCCACCTCTCCATTTAATACTTCCCTTGCTTCAACTAGTCTTTTATCAAGATAACCTTCATTCACAAATCCTTCTGTTGTTAATTCAAAGTAAAGTGGCTCATCTTGAGTCGATAAAGCCTGTCTTACTGGCATTACTAACTCATCATCTTCCATTTCATGAACCTCATCAACCATTCCTACACTTATATTTTTACCTTCCTTTGCTCCTGTCTTTTTAGAAAGCTTTTTAATGCTACCTTTATTTTTATAAGAAAATTTTCCTTTTGCATTCTTTCTTTTAGGATTTCCAAAGAATATTCCTTTTTGATTTCTATGTGTAGTTTTAGCTAATTTTTTACTTTCTTCTCGCATTGCATCAATTCCTTGATACATTATGTCAGCCTGTTCATAAGAATTGGAACAACAAAGAATATTTCCACCAAGAGGGCCACAAAACCATTCCGATAAAGATATTGCTGATATAAATGGACTCTTTCCATTTTTTCTAGCAACTAAAAAAAGCACCTCCTGATATTTACGGACGTACCTGCCAATTTCATCATCGTATATCTTTATAGCAAATGTAGCTTCAACAACCCATTTTTGAAATAATTCTAATATGAATGGTTTACCTGCATATGGCGCTTGATAATGCTTACACTCTCTTTCAATGAAATTTATTCTCTTTTCTGACTCATCTAAATCAATCTTTATCTTTTTTATGTTTTGATAAATGGGATCTGTTAATTCTTTTTTTAATTTTTCAAGCTGTAGCCATATCTCTTCACCAACAATTATATTTCCTAATTCAATTTCTTTAATATATTCAAGTATATAACTATGTCTTAGTTCTCCATTACTCATAATCTGACAATTCATCATCATCTTCCTCAATTTCTTTGCCTAGAATATTTGATAATTTAGCAATATAATTTAGATAGTTTGCTCTCGCTTTAACTACTAACTTAGATACTGGAAGTTCTTTTTGCATTGTTGGATTTTTAGGATGAACTTTAATCAAACCACTCTCCTCTATTATTTCATGTAAGTCATTTAGTTCAATTCTAAGCCTTGCACATTCCCAAATAGCTCCATCAGCTAATTCAAGTTGCTTTTCATCAACTCCTGAAAACAGTTCTTTAATTCTCTCATACTCTTGGCTAATATCCAATAATTTCACCCACTTTATAGCTCATTTTCAAACTTAATATCATCCTGTTTATTTTTAATGAATAACTCTCTTTCTTTTTTAGTCACATCATAAAAAAGCTTTTTACAATACACAAGCACTTCATCAATACCAAATGATAATATTGGATTGATTTCAGATAATTTATTCAAACATTCTGTTAGTATATTTAATACATCTTCTTCTTTATCTTTTAAATCACAAAAAGTATATGGATTTAAAACTTTAATATATTCATGCCCACTCCTTAATGCTTTTGTTTTTTGATTTTTTTCTTCTAATGCTTTTTTTACATAATCAATCTGACTAAGTGCTCCGTTAGGTTCTACACCTCTGTAATAATTAGTTTTTTCAAGTAACTTTTTATCTATCTTGAAATTTAAAGTTTTTGAATTATTTTTGCTAATATCCAATAATTTCATCCCCTTTCAAAACTTTTCTGAAAAAAGTCAAAATCCTAGTCCGTGTTTTAATTGCCTTCCTCCTCCAACGGTCCTCTGGACAATTTAAATTTTTAAAGATGGGGGGAGGTCATGGACGAAATTCTTCAAACCACTTCTCAATATATTTAATCCATTCTTCTTTGTGTTCACTTCTATAATCATTACAGCTACTTATCCTGCTTATACATTGCTCTTTGCTTGTCTCTAAGAATATAGGAGTTGCATTAAGACTTGATATAAGCCTTTCCCTCTCTGACTTTCTTGGATATCCTCCAATTATCCATGCTGTTCTGAATCCTCCATACCTTGTCTTTATGTTATCTATAATTGAATTTCTAATAGCAAATGCATTATATCTAAGAATGTCTGGCTTATGATATCTTGGTAGTAATGTTATAGATTGATATATACTATCCATATCTACAACCATATCACCTTCCTCCATATGCTCTATAACATATGAAGTCTTACCGCTCATTGGTGGACCATATACAACATATACTGCTTTTTCTTTTCTCTTATGTCCTCCACCACTAAATCTTCCATGATGTTTATTATGGCAAGTGTGACACCATACTTTAACATTACTAGGGTTAAGACTAATATTAACATCAGTATAGTTGTCCTCTGTTAATTCTGTTTCATGGTGTACTTGAATATGTTTAGATACAACAATATGCCTACCGCATTTCTCACAAACAACTCTTCCATTCTTCATTCTGCTTAATATAATTTGTTGTCTAAATGCTATCCATTCAGGAGAACTATAAAACTTTTTTAACACTCCTGTACTCATTACCAATCACCTTTCTCCATTTGTTCTCTCTTAAGCTTTAACATTTCCTTATCTCTTTCAATCTTATGTTTAAGCTCTGGATTATCAATTCTAACCTTCAATAGTTCAATACGCTTTTTCTGTTCCTCTGTAGCCAATTCCCAATTAGCATGAATCATATCATCATACTGCTTAATCATCTTAGCTAAAGTATTATAAGCTTTACTCTGAGTATTGATTAAATTAGCTTCCTTATCCCATGCAAATTGAATTTCATATTCTTCCGACTCCATACTTTCACCAGATGAAGTTTTCTTTAATACTTTGGTCATATCATCTTTACTTTCAACATGCATTATATTTTGCATATTTATTATTCTAGCCTCTTGCAAACAAATGCTACGCCATAACTTTTCAATAGGATCTTCGACATCAAGTTCTTCCATTATTGTTTTTACTGACATTGGTATTCTATTTGAATAATTGCCATACTTAAAGCTATTAGTATTGCCTTTAGGAGCTCCTCCACCTTTATTGCCTACTGCATTTTTATTTCCCCTTGGTGCTCCCGGACTTTTCTTTAATCTCCGCTTCCACTTATCTAATGAACGCCATGACATTATATTAGTTTCTTTTTCATCTAATATCTTTGCTATTTCTTTTGAGGTTATTCTTCCATTAAATTTTTTATATATTTTAAAAGCTTTATCTCTATTGGGACTTCTAGGTCTACTCATATAACCACCTTTTTCACTATTTTTACAATCGTTATTAACGATTGTGCCTGTCAACTAAAGAATATATAATATTTTAGCAATGATTATTTAAGTTTGTTTTCAGGCGATTTCGCTCTAAAACACCCAAAATTACTTACTTTAAATTTTGTTGTTTTTTCTGTAATTTTTACATTTTCAATCAAAATCACTATAAAGCCTTATTTCTTGGATATTTACATTACTTTTTTTATTTTTTATTTATTTGACTTATCTTATATTTTGTAAAGAACCTATTAAATTTTTCTTACTAATATAAGCCTTTAAAAACTTCCACCTTAATTTTACTAGGCTTTATTTTGTCAAATAACACCCGAAAAAATAAAAAATCACTTCTTAGGACATCTCCCTCGAAATGACATCTTTCTAATTGTATTATCTTTATTATCTTGTGTTATTCCGATATATCTTTTAGTTATTGAAATATCACTATGGTTTAATAATTCCTTTATTGTCATTATCTCATCTGGATTATTTTGATATAACCAATATCCAAATGTCTTTCTAAGAGTATGACATCCAATAGGATCATCATATTCAAAGTGTTCAGCTATATCATTTAAAATATTCCATACTTGCTGCCTTGATATTGGTTTATTGGGTTTGCCTTGCCTCTCATCTCTGAACAAATAAGAATTCCTAGGTTTACCATTAACAAACTCTTTAAATATTTCTTTTAGATCATCATTTATCAGAAGTGGATTTTCCTTTCCTGTCTTTTTTTCTCTAATAAAAATATGATCTTTATTTTTAACATCACTAACCTTTAACTGGAGTAAATCAGAAACCCTTATTCCTAAATATATTCCTGACATGAAAAGAACATAATTTCTTTTACTTCTTTTACACTCTAAGTAATCTTCAATGTTTAATAATAAGTCCCAATCTCTTATTGGTTCAACAGTATTCATATCTGTGTCACCTTCTCTTCTCACTATTATTAAAACATTCAATAATATCCTTATAAGAATACTTATTATAGAATACATTAAGTGCTTCACAATTATGTTTATCAATACAGTTTATACATAGTTCAGGAGACTTTGCACAAACAACTTTATTATTTTTAAACTTTATATTTAGTTTTAAACTCTCTTTTTTGCTCATGCTTTTCTCCTTTCCAAGTAAAATTAAAAGCACATACAATCAATTGCATGTGCTTTTAGATTTAAATCCATATATAATTTTTGACCATACATAAACTTTACCATTGCTTTCTAAATTTGTACATAATATTTTCTTTATTTTTTCTTTGTTTTGTCCTAAATTCGTCCTTATTTTATCCTAAATTTGTCTTAACAATATCCTATCCCTATAGCAAATTTATATAAAGCATTTTCTTTTAATTTATAATATTTATTTTTATCAATTTTAAGCTCATCTCTTACTTCTCCTACTGAAATATCATCTCGAAAATAGCAACATTCAATTATCCTTTTACTATTTGTATCTAATCTATCATAAACAAAGCCAACAGCATTTACTAAAGCTTTCTTATACTCTATATCAACCACACTTTTCCCAACTGGATCTGCTGGACTTAAGTTCTTATCTATTATAACATCTGGTCTTATAGCAGAGCCTAATCCTGGTGTTTCTACTGATATTAAATAATATGGATAATTCTTAAGATCATTCTCTACTTCCTTTTTTATTTTTCTATATAATTCTTTATTTATTTTCATTTTAAATCACCTATCCTTTATGTTATAATTTAGATAGGTTGGTTAGAGAACTAGCGTTCCAATTCTTATTCTCTAACTTGGGTAAGGTGTTCATCACGAACACCTTTTTGTTTTACTCTTTAATATCAATTTCAATTCCTGTTTCAGGTATCCTTTCTACATCCGTTTGAAGTATTGTGTATTATTTTTCTTTCCAATGCTTAGGTATTATCAAAAAAACTATTATCCAAAATGGCAATGTATATATTACTGCTGAAAAAGTTTCTATAATTCTATCTCTCATTCTATTATCCCCCTTTCTACTCAACATCTACATTATTGGAGCTATTCCAATAGCTCCGTTCTAAGTATTACGACATAAAAAATGCCACTTTACTCTCTCGAATAATGCGGCATTTTACTCTAATTTAATTAATCTTATCGCTATTAGGTCTTTTATTCCAACTTTTCTTTGCTTCTATAATTGAATCTGAAAAGCCTGTACTTATAGAACAAACTGGGCAACGATAAGCATAAGCTGTTGTACCATATTTAAACAAAACATCGTTACTCCAAATTAACTCAGGTTTATTTCCACATTTGGTACATGGTTTCAATTCTTCCATTCTTATCACCTCAATAATATTATACCGCACTATTCAATTTTCAAAGAACATTTTTTATTTTAATTTACTGCATCTAATTCACATATTCTGCATTAACATTCAACTGTATCTAAGTATAATTCTGAGTAATATCCTATTCTTTCTTCGCTTGTAATATCAATTAACTTGCGTACTGGCATATCATCATCACTAATAATAAACACTTTCATGTTATCAGGTAAATCTTCTATAAATTCTCTAAGATCCTTTACTGTTAATTGCTTTTTACTATCATTCAATTGTTTATTGATATTTTCAGCATCTAATGTTTTTGCTGTAAATGTCTTTATTCCTTTAATCATTACTGCTCCACCTCATTCTCTAATATTTAGGAGTAACAATATGCACTATTACTTTTATTATTAATAATTTTATAATACATATTGCTATAGCCTTAATCATTAGGCTTCTCACACCTTTCAAATTCACATATTCTGAATTAAAATCTAGTTGTACATCCAAAGTCTTTCTTAAGCATCTTCGCACCTTTTTTAAGCATAATTCTTATTTGTCTATAAGAATATCCTTCAAACTGTCCACTTTTTAAAAGTAAATTAGCAGATCTATTTAATCTACGCTGCTTGCTACTCATACTCTCACCTCAATCTACATATTCCGAATTAAATTTGACTTTTAATACTTAGAATAAGTTTACTATCCTGTGCTTCAATATCAATAACATAGTAATCACCATATTCATTAATCTGCCCATAGTTTGGATAAAATTTTTCACCACAATCTTCATTATCTATTCTGACAACTTGCCATGTTTTTACACAATTCAAAACATCCTTTAATTTAATATCCATTACTGCTCCACCTTGCTTTCTTTCATATTATCCGTCATCATTAAAACTTTATATTTACTCATTACTGCTCTACCTCACTTTTAATGTTTTCTTTCAACTTTCTCCTTGAATATCTGTTAAGCATCTTATGAATTTTACTTCTATCTCTTAACTTAACTACACTTGGAGCATTGAAATCATATTTAGTTGCCATATTTACATTAATCTTCTTAAAATCATCCATGCTCCTACATCCTTTCTGACCACTACCAGTCAACATCATCAATTTCTATTTCTTCTTCACAATCAGGACACTCTATTTTATTTCCTTGCCAATCTCCTGGATAACTCTCTGCCATCAAACTAGAAAATTCATCAAAATCCATTTCTATTTCTGCTTCACAATGTGGGCAATCAAATTTTACTGAAACAGGACCAGATAAAATTTCTATATCAGTTTTTTTACTTTCCATATTCCTGCATCCTTTCTGACAATTATTTATTTAATTTTTGTTGTGCTATTAATCTATTTCTGTGAATAGTCCTAAATTCTGATTTACTCACTTTCTTAAACACTCCGTCTTTCAATACATAACATCTGTGGCAATCTAAACATTCTCCCAAATCAAGCATATTTACATATGAACTTATATGGCTACCACATTCACATTTTCTATTTATCATATCTACTGCTCCATAATCTCTTTCTTAAAATTTTCCAGCTTTTCAATTTCGGCTTGATACTCTTTGATTTTTATATCTGCGATTTTCAAAGCCATAAATTTATTTGAATTGGAATAAGTTAATGAATGATTACAAAAGGAGCTATATATATGCTGTTTTGTTACTCCGAACTCTTTGGCTATCATTTCATAAGAATAACCTGTTAAATCTTTTAACTCTTTGAATAACTCATTTCTTTTTGGCATTTTCTTTTTTCCTCTTTTCGTTTTATTTCGTTAATTCATTTTCTTATTTCATTATTTTAAGTCAATTATTTACTGCGCAATTTCTGACTTTCACGAATTAATTCATGTATATTTTTTCTTTTATACTACTAAAAAGCTCCATCATCTTTTCATTTGCTTCTAATTTCTTCTCAGCTTTTTTCACATCTATAGTTTCATCAATTTTTAATATCTTAGGAGCATACCCATATATCATCATAATTAGCTCTATTGGCGTAATCATTATCAATGCAATTCCTCCTAAAAAACTTACTAATAAATCTTTTGGTTTAATAACGCTTATATCTTTGCAAATTACTATATCTTTATATTTAAATACTACACATCCCATTTCTTTTAATGTATTGTAGAGCTCTTTGCTTATTTTCATACAATCACCTCTCTGACTTTTCTGCATTAAATTCATTATTCATTTTATTTATCTACCTCCACTACAAAACCTGTGCCCATATTTTCTAACATAAGCCTCATTGCCACATCTTGAAACTTCTTGCTTAGTCATTGTTGGTATAGTTGCAGCATCATATAAACTCATCTTAGATCTTGTGACTCTCTTTCGAAATGTCTCATAGTCAATACCATTTTTTTCAGCTAAATCTATAATGTCTTTACTATATTTTCTTTGTTTTTCCACCATAAATGCTACAATCTCATGCCTGTTAGCTACAGGAGTTGTTGCTGCTCTTTCTTCAGTCCATTTTAACTTTCTGATTCTATTTAAAAATGTTCCCTCGCATATTCCGTTACTTTGGGCTAACTCAATCCATTCTTTTTTACTTTTTCTCTCTTTAGGTTTTTCTTTTATTGCTCTTTCCTTATGCCATCCTAAAGTTCGTATTCTTATTTCTAACAACTTTTTTGAAATCCCATTCTTTTCTGCTATTGCATATTCTTCTGGAGTAATATAAAAATCATAAAGATTCATTTTCCAACCCTCCACAAATCTTACTATTGTTTAGTAATATACCAACTTTCAAATATTTCTTTTGGCTCAACATAAGGACATGGCTGCCAATTATCTATTACTGGATTGTAGTATTTCAATTTATTCTTTTTCTCTAGCATATCAACTCTATAACTAACTCCACTGCTCTTACTTGTTATAACTAAGTTATTATCATCAATAGCTTTTTCCCATGCTTCAAGGAATGTATATTCCTTTGTTTTATTTATTTTTAATTCCATGAAGCTCCCTCCTTGTTTATTGAGCAAGAGGACGAATCCCCTTGCATATTAAATTGCAACCTTAACATTTTGTAATCCCTTGTTAACCCTGCAAATTTAAGCTATTCTATTATCTCTAAATTTTTAATATTATGATAACCTCTAATTCCTTTTAATTTAGCTGCTAAATATCTATCAAAAAGAACTGGTCCTTCTTTTACTGTAAAAACTTTATCTTTATATCTTTTATCATTAATAAATTTCACATTATCTCCTGGTCTAAGAAATCTACTATTAGCCATAAAATCACTCCTCTATCCATGTATAACATCTAATGAACCAAATCTTTGATATTGCCCTAGCCATGCTAATTTAGTTGTTTGCGTAACTCCATTTCTATTTTTAGCAGTTATAACTTCTGCAATATTCCTATCCTCTGTTTCTTTGTTGTAATATTCATCTCTGTATAGAAAATGTATTATATCTGCATCCTGTTCAATTGAACCTGATTCTCTTAAATCTGAAAGTATTGGTCTATGATCTGCCCTTTGCTCTGGAGCTCTCGATAATTGCGATAATGCAATTACTGTAATATTTAATTCTTTTGCCAAAGCTTTTAGTTCTTGAGAAATATAAGATACTTCCTGCTCTCTTGAATTTGTTTTCTGCGTTGTTCTAATTAACTGCAAATAATCTATTATTACAACATCTAAACCTTTTTGAATTTTCAATTTTCTGCACTTTGCTTTTATGTCATTAATTAATCTTGATTCATCATCAATAAACATTTTTCTATTCTTCAATACTGTAGACTCTTGAATAATTTTGTTAAACTCATCATCATTTAAATTTCCTTGTTTTATCTTTCCATAATCAATTAAGCATCTAGCTGCTAATAATCTGTCCATTAATTGATCTGTAGACATTTCAATAGAAAATACTGCTACACTTCCAAATTGTGATGCTGCCTGTCCTATGTTCAATGCAAATGCCGTTTTACCCATTGATGGTCTAGCTGCTATGATAATAAAATCACTTCTATTCAATCCAGATGAAAGTTCATCTATCTCGGTAAATCCAGTTGAAATTCCTCTTAATGCGTTTTTATTTTTAAATCTTTCTTCCAGAGAAATAAATGTCTTTTCCATTGCATCTTGGATGCTTATTATATCTTTTTTATTGCTATTCATAACTTCAAAAAGCTTATTTTCAGTTTTTTCAACAAGTGAATTTACATCATCATCAAATCCTTTAACCATTAAAATTTGACCAGCTTTTATTAATATTCTTCTTTTAGATTTTTCCTTGATGATATCAGCATAATTTATTGCATTTGAATAATTAATAGCTGATGTTGATAGCTCTGTTAAGTATGATGGTCCACCACATTCCATTAACTCATTTTTTGTTTTTAGATGTTCTATAAGAGTTATTAAGTCAACTTGGTCACCTTTATTTATCAGTTCCTTAATTGCTCTATAGATTTTTTTATGTCTACTTAAATAGAAATCTGATTCATCTAATAAGTCATCTATTTCTATAAATTTTCCTATGTCGTTTATTACACATCCCAATAATGTTTGCTCTGTTTCAGCACTATTAGGTAAAGCTCTTTCAATCATTTGTTATATACCTCCTAACTTACTTTTATCTATTTCAATAGGAGCTGTAGGTGTTTCATTTCTTTTTATTGGAATTGCATTATCATCTTTGCCTAGTGAAAAAACTCCACGCCATCCATTCATTATGCTATTTTCTAAAATTGCAATTTTAGTATTATCATCTTTTGCTAATACATCAAGCTTTGTTATTATTTTCTTTAGAGCTAAAGTAGTTAATGCTGATTTAATTGACTTTCTGTGTTTAATAAATTCATAAATTGTATCTCTTAGTTTTTCATTTTCTGTATATTGATTAATGAGTTCATCAAATTCAGTTTTTCTTTTTTCTTTTTTATTATTAGTATTACTTATAAGTTCAGTATTTATTAGGGCGGGATTTTCCCTAATAGGTAAATTACCGGATAGGTTTTTTACCGGTTCGGTAATTTCCTGTTTCGGTTGTGGCTCTTCATAAACAGTAAAATCATAACCACCTGACAATTTACCTTCCTTATTTCTTTTAAAGTTTTTATGAATATATCCATTGTCTTCTAATTCCTTAATTCCTGAACTTATACTTTCAACTCCATCTTTAGAATTCTTAGCTATTTCTTTAATATAAAATTCCCATTTATCTGGTTTACTAAGAAAATATAGAAGTAAGCCTTTAGCTTTAAAACTTAAATTTTTATTGTTTATAAAGCCATTATGAACAATTGAGTAATCTTTGTTTTTAACTGTTCTTACTGCTGCCATATTAATCAACCTCCAAAATTCTTTAAAAAATCTAATGCATTTTTGTTTGGATCTTCTGGAGCAGATGCATTTATTTCAGCATCTACATCAGAAATTTTATTTAAATCTATAAAAAAATTAGAATTATGAGCATTATCATCATGTGATAATGGTGTGGTAATTGAATTATCATTTGATGATAATTGAGTGGTAATACTATTATCATTGTATGGTAATACATTGGTCATTGAATTATCATCATGTGGTAATTGTGTTATCATTGTATTATCATCATGTAAATTATTGTTATTTTGTTGTTGTATATAGTTAAATAGCAAATCTTTAATAAATTCAGATGCATTATATTGCTGTTCTAATAAATCCAAGATGGCTTTTTCTTTTGGATTTTCTTCATTAAGAATAATTGTTTTTCTTTTACCCTTAGCCATTATTCTCACTCCATATCTGTTTGCTGACTGCCAATGCTCCATTAACGTTTGTATACAATGGATTGTCTAATATGCTACATTGCTTAGGTAAATTATTTGTTATTATATCTTTAAGTACTACAGAACCTCCACCAGTAAACCTTACATTATAGTGATTGATATTAACTGCTAAACTAATTTCATTTATCACATCATTCGTGAATGCTGCTAGATCCTTTTGAGATACCTTTATATCTCCACGCTGTATTGCTTTCTCTATATCTTCAAGTTTGTATTGCTTATCTTCATTTAAAACTTTCAGTTTTGAATAAAAATCCAATATTCCTATTTTATAAGTATTAAGTATTTGTGGCTTTCCATAATCCATTGCCACAACATTTGTTGTTCTTCCACCTATATCTATTACTAAAACATTACTCGCCTTTGTCTTATCATCTAAAGTAAAGTAGCTTGCATATCCTTCTGGAACTACAAAAACATCTTTTATATTAACTGTCATATCCTTCTTTTTTGTAGTTTTTACTGTAAATTTAAATTGCTTATTTTTTAATTCATCTTCATATTTCTTCTTATGTTCCATTTCACTTATTGGAAGCAATAGAGTTAAATTTGTATCAACAAGATCTGCATCATTCATCTTTGCAATCCCATATAAAAGTTGCGCTTTATAATCCTTATTTGTTTTTATATACTCTTTGCTAAATGTTCCTTTTTCAAAATAAGTATACTGACCATCAAGCAACACATAATTAAAACCATCAGGATATGCTTCATAGTCTCTGCTTAAATTGCTTCTAAAAGTAATAGGTCCAGTTGTATCTGTTAAACCTTTAATGTTGTTGTTTCCTAAATCTAAAACTGTTATCATCTTTACATCTCCTTAATATTCTTATATAATGGAGATAGGAATTGCAGTTCCTATCTAAACCAATCAATGTTGAACCTTTGTATAAAGGTTCTTTTTTTTAATACCAATTTATCACTCCATTATTTTCAGTAACGTGTAACCAAAATAAATACTTATCATTATTATCAAATACTTTTACTGTAAGAATTCCACTTACAATCTTATCTTTTTTAACTTTCATATTTGTGTTAGCTTCATATTTCTTTTTAAATCTTTCAAAAAGATCACTCACTTTTATCCCTCCTTGCATAAGTTACATTTCTTGTAGTTTCCACAACAAAAATTAAGTAACTGTTGTTTTCTACACTTCTTATCCACAATTTTTGTTCGTAAAAGCTGGCTATTGTGTATAAAGTGCGGACATTTAATTACACACATTCTAATCACCTCACATATAAATTTTTATGTTAATTTTCATTAAAGGCTTTTCAGCCTATTTATCATTTAGTAGCTACTTTTTCACCTTTTAAAATTGATAGTGCATTATTTAGTACTTGTAGTCTTAATTCTTTAGGACACAATCTCATTGCCATTTCAACTTGTGTATCTGCCATTAATTGCTTAAATCCCTCTTTGTCTTCAACTTCAATAGTAATTTTTATCTTATCATTCTTCATATCTATACCTCATAATTTATACACCACTATTCTATGCATGAAGCTTTATTGTGTTACTTTGCAAAACTTCAATGACATTATTGCTTCGACAACATCATCAAGTTCTTTCATTATTGCATTCCACTGTGGTTTCTCTGTTTCATCAATTATTCCATCACATGTAATATCAATCATTACATCTTTGCATCTTATAAAATCAGTTACTTCCTTTTGAAGTCTTAATATTGCAACTGGTAGCTCAGTTATTTCAATGTTAGGCATATATTTTTGACCAACTTCAGCAGATGTCTTTAAATGTTGATAAGCTAAATACTGAGCATCATAGATTTCCACCATTTTTATTACAACTCTATCTGGTGGTATTCTTTTTCCACTTTCATAAAGTCTTAAGCTCTCGACAGATATATCAATTAGTTCAGATGCTTTATTTTGAGTTAAACCTGTACTCTCCCTTGCAATTTGGTAAATATTTCTGTACTCTTTATCCATTCCTTTTTCTCTCCTTTTGTATTACAATATAATAAAAGTTTGATTTTCTAAAACTTATTTATTAAAAAAAAGAGCTAAAATTTCTTTAGAATTTAATTCAAGAATATTTGTAATTTTATTAGCTAGTTCTATGTGTACTTTAGTTTTTCCTGATTCTATCAATGAATAACTTCCCTTACTTTTATATCCTAGCATTTTAGCCATTTTTTCTTGTGAATACTGTTTGCGTTCTCTAAACTTTATTAGTAAATCTGTATTCAAACTATATCACCTCTTTCCTTTTAGTTTGAAAAACTCAAACTTCATATTTTTATTATAGTTTTAGTTTTTCAAACTGTCAACTCTTTTTATTAATAAAGTTTAATTTTTTCAAACTTTGTTTTTTATGCTATATGTTAGTGGTAAAATATATTTAAGTTTAAATAACTTAAACATTAAAGGAAGGTGCGATATGGATTCAAATATACTAGGAAATAGAATAAAAACTTTAAGGTTGGAAGCTAAGTTAACTCAAGAAGAATTCGGAAGACCTTATTCTTTAAAAAAATCTACTGTTTCACAATATGAATCTGGAAGCAGTCGCCCTGATGATGAATTGAAAAAGAAAATTGCTCAAGATTATAATGTATCTTTAGATTGGCTAATGGGATTATCCAATATTAGAAACTATACAGAAGATCCTAATATTACTATCGCTCTCCATAGTGATACTGATTATGATGATCTTCCAGATGAAGCTATTAAAGAAATTAATAATTTTATTGATTATGTAAAGCAAAAATATAAAAAATAAATAAAAAGGTGTTCGTAATGAACACCAATATTTTTACTTTCGACGAGAACATATATTCGTATATATATATATATATATATATTATGGTGGTGATATTTATGAGAAAATTAAGTGAAATTTTAAAAATTATTGAAAAAGAAAATATAGGTATTGAATATTTTGATATCAAAGATAAACAAACAGATGGAATTTATATTGAAGTTCCAAATACATATCCAGTAATTGTACTAAGAAATTCACTATTATTTAATAGTAAAAAATTTATTTCTGTGTTAAGTGAAGAACTAGGGCATCATTTTACAACTGTTGGAGATTTAACGCAGAAAGCAAAAAACTATAGTGAAAAATTATATAAGAATAAAAAAGAATTGTTGGCTAAAAAATGGGGGGCTAATTTTCTTGTGAGTGATGATGAATTTGTACAAGCTCTTAATAACTGTATAATATCAGTTCCAGAAATGGCTGAATATTTTAGTGTTTCAGAAGAAATAATCAATTTGAAAATATATTCAATAATTACTAATGAAGAAAAATATAATAGAATAAGAACTAGTTTTATGAATAAAGAAATACAATACAATACATGTAAGATATAAGTACTATCTATACATATTTTAAATTACAATATGTACTATATGTACATTAACATATTAATCTTTTAACTCTATAATTAAAGATATATACTCTTGGAGGTGTTGAATATGAAGGCTGCCATCTATTCAAGAAAATCAAAGTTTACTGGTAAAGGTGAGAGCATAGAAAATCAAATTGAAATGTGTAAAAAATATGCTATCGAAAATAATTATACTGAAACTTTTATTTATGAAGATGAAGGTTTCTCTGGGAAAAATACAAACAGACCTGAATTTAAGCAAATGATGAAAGATGCAAAAAAACATAAATTTGATGCCATAATATGTTATAGACTAGATAGAATAAGCAGAAATGTTTCTGATTTTTCTACCCTTGTAGATGAATTAAAAGCATTAAACATTGATTTTATATCTATACGTGAACAGTTTGATACAAGTAGTCCAATGGGAACTGCCATGATGTTTATAAGCAGTGTTTTCGCTCAATTAGAACGTGAAACTATAGCTGAACGTATTCGTGATAATATGTATGAGCTTGCAAAGACAGGACGATGGCTTGGTGGAACTCCTCCATATGGTTTCATTTCTGAGCCTGATTATTACTTAGATGCTAACGGAAAACAAAAGAAAATGGTAAAACTTTCTCCAATTGAATCTGAAACTGAACTTATAAAAAATTTTTATGAAGAATACTTAAAACTTGGAAGTCTTAGTAAGCTTCAAAAATATTTAATAAAAAACAATATTAATACAAAACGTAATGTCGCTTGGGATGTAAAAGCTCTACAACTCTTGCTTAGAAATCCTGTTTATGTTAAATCTTCAGAACTTGTTATTAGTTATTTGGAAAGTAAAAATGCAACTGTATTCGGTGAACCTAATGGCAATGGAATACTAAGTTACAATAAAAAAGATTCTAAAGATAAATATAAAGATATAAGTGAATGGATTTTATCAATCTCAAAGCATGAAGGGATAATCGAGGATGCTTTATGGCTTAAAGTTCAAAAACAACTAGATAGAAATAAATACCTCGCACCTAGACTTGTAAGTAATGATTCTTCTGGATTATTAAATACTGTTCTTTACTGTAAAAAATGTGGCGGGAAAATGATACAAAAGCAAGGACATATATCTAAAAAAACTGGTGAAATTTTACGATATTATGTATGTTTAAATAAAATAAATTCAAGTGGAACTTTATGTAATTGCAAAAATATAAGAGCAGATAAACTTGAACAGGATGTTGTTGAAAAATTATTTCAAGAAACTGCTGATAAAAGCAACTTAATAACTACAATTGAACATTATAAAGAAGAACTTAAATCAGATATTCCTAGTAGAAAAAATATAGATTCTATAAGAAAACAAATTTTGCAGAGACAACTTCAAGTTGATAATTTACTTGAAAAAATATCTTTGAATCCTAATTTATATGATCTATTTGAAAAAAAACTTGAAGAATTAAATGCTGATTTAAAATCATTAAAATTCAAAAAATTTGAATTAGAAAGTTCTATGGAAAATGCTGAAATGGCAATTAAAGAAATTATTGCTTCAACTGAAATGATTTTAAATTTTTCAGAATTATGGGAAAATGCAGATTTTCCTATGAAGAAACTTCTGTTGAACACTTATATTGATAAAATTATCTATGATTCAGATACAAAATCAGCAACTATGAAACTTTTTAGCAGTAAAAAAAAAGGCGTTATTTAATGTAACGCCCAAATGCACCTGCAGTAGCTGCAAAATCAATATTAGTAACCATATTAGCATCCGTATCTGGATTGATTCCATTCTTCTTCATAGCATATTCAAGTGCCATAGCTGGAACACCTCCAGGTCTTCCTCCAATAATATCTTTTCCTTTGAGCTGTTTCCAATTAAAGTTCTCTTCATTAGTCCTTCCAACTAAAAATGTTCCGTCTTTTTGAGTTAACTG